TGCTGGTCAATCTTTTACTTTAATTTTGCCAGATAATCAAATTGCTGCTGATAAAATTTTAAAAGTAAAAAGTATTAGTGGATCTGGTGCAACTGCTGTAGGACAGTTGGAGTTTGCGGATGCTGGTGGCGGTGGCGGTGGTACTGGCGGTGGCGGTGAACAAATTTTCTTTGAATCAGAGAATGAAATGAATACAAGTTATACAATCTCATCAAATCATAACGCTTTAGTCGCTGGTCCTCTCACTATTGCTAGTGGTGCTACACTAACAATAAATAGTCCTTCAGTTGTAACAATTCCATAATGGCTATAGCAATTAACGGTTCTTCAAATACGATTACAGGCATAGCGGTAGGAGGACTTCCAGACGGTATTGTTGATACCGATATGCTTGCTAATGATGCAGTAAATAGTAATAAAATTTCTAATGATTTAACAGTTGCAAATGATCTTTCTGTAGATAATGATTTAAAAATTGATTCTGGTTTTGGCTCTACAACAACTATTTTCGGGGTTAGAGCATGGGCTACTATAGACGGAACTGGAACTGTAAGTAATCGAGCAAGTGGCAATGTATCTTCTACAACTGACAATGGAACTGGAGACTATACAGTTAATTTTACAACTGCTTTTCCTGACGTAAATTATAGCGTTGCTTGTGCAATACCAGTTATAAACGATCAAGGTGCAACTTATGGTTGGGGTTTAAAACATGATAATGCAGGTGCAAGTTCCGCACCAACAACAAAAACTACATCAGCTTGTAGATTGCAAGCAAGAAGAGAAAGTGATTACGATATAGATTTTGGTCACGTTATGTTTGTGAGGTAACTATGTCAAAAATTATTTATTTACAAGATAATGGCAGAATTGCAATTATTAATCCTATATTAACTGAAATTAATACTGCAACTGGAAAAGAATTTACTGTCGAAGAAATTGCAAAAAAAGATGTTCCTACAGGAAAAAAATATAAAATAGTAAAAGATTCTGATATTCCTAGTGATCGAAGTTTTAGAAATGCTTGGACAGCTTCAGAATCAGACCTTACAGATGGAGTTGGTTCATGAGTATTATTAAAACAGATATGGCAAAAGCCAGAGAATTACATAAAGAAAAAATCAGAAATGCAAGAAAAGATAAACTTGCAGAACTTGATATTGAGTTTCAAAAAGCTTTAGAGACATCATCTAGCACTACTGATATAGTTAGTAAGAAGCAAGCATTAAGGGATGCCCCTGCTGATTCTGCCATAGCTTCTGCATCTAATGAAGCTGAATTAAAAGCACAATGGAACACTTCCATTCTTGGTACTTCTCCTTATAGCTAATTATGAGCCAGATCAAACTAAAACATAGCGGTGGTAATTCAGTAATCATAGCTGCACCAGATAGTAACCCTGCATCTGATCGCACTCTTAAATTACCTAGTAATGCAGATGGAACAGTTTTAACTACAACAAATCCAAAATCAGGAAATATTATTCAAGTTGTAAATATGGTTAAAACAGATACAGTCTCTTTGACAATGACTACAAGTTTTCAAGACGTATCTGGATTCACAATATCAATAACACCAACTGCTGCTAACAGTAAAATTATTTTAGCTGGCTCAATAGTTGTAGCTTCTAGAACTAATTATGCTTTTGGTAAATTCCTTAGAAGTATAAATGGTGGTACTTATGCAAGTCCTACAGGTTGGAGAGGTGATGCTGCTGGTAATAGAAGTCAATCTCAATTAGGTTCAATATATAGATCTTTTTCTGGTGGAGATAGTTATGTAAGTAGCCCTATGGCTGTTTACGCTGTTGATACAGACCACAATACAACAAATTCTATAACTTATAAATTAGAATATAAAACCTCTAGTGGCTCTTCCTCTGTTATATATTTCAACAGGTCAAGTGCTGATGCTAACGATTCCAACGGTGGTAGATCTTGTTCACACCTAACTCTTATGGAGGTAGCAGCATAATGTCATTAGATCACGAAGCAATTTATAAAGCATACGCTGGAACAGTTGTTAGTATTGATGACTCTGCTGGTGCGTTTGATAAAGATGGAAAGTCTGTAACTCTTGAGCAAAGCAAGATAGATAGTGCGAGAGCAACACTAGATGCTGAAGCTGCTGCAATAGCTTATAGATCTGTTAGACAACCTTTATATCCATCTTTAGGTGATTTTGCAGATGCTATGTATTGGAATAGTAAGGGAGATTCGACTAAACTAGAAGCATATTACGCTGCCTGTGAAAAGGTAAAAGCTGACAACCCAAAACCTAGTTAATTATGAGCAAAATATCACTCAAACACTCAGGC